TTTGTCAGCTTTATCATACTTGGCACGAACGCCTTCTGCCTTCTTCAGGTTTTCCTCGGAATCTTCACCTTCAAGTAAAGAACGAAGTTCTGTCTTCATAGCTGGCAACGCTGAACGCTTTTCATCAAGTTGCTTTTTAACAGCAGCTAATTTTTCATCTAAAGTCATCTAGTGACCCTCCTTATTTTTTGTATAAAAATAGGCACCGATTATTCGATGCCCTTGAGCAATTCCTCTTTATTCAGTTGATAAAGCATCTTGCGCCGCTTAAGTTCCCATTCTGGCGGCTGATCTAGCGCTTTTATCTGTTCCAACGATCGTGCTCCGACCTTTACCTCAGTGTCTGGATAAGCAGGTGTTGTCACCGGCGAAACATCAAACAGATGATCAATGTTGTTGATTGTGCGCTCGTATTTAACCCCTCGTTCGCTTGACTTTTGCCACTTTTGCGCGTCTTTGTCTGGCGCAATCGTAAATGCAAAGCTTGACTGACTGATAATCCCTTGCCGGACGTTTTCTAGTAAGTCACGACCGAGTTGTGTATCTGGTGGCGTCAGAGTGTACTTAAGTCCAGTGTCGTCAATGGTCAGTTCCAAATTAACGCCAGTGCGGCCTAACACTTGGTTTTGATCATGGTTAAATAGCGCCACGACATTGCTCATATCAGCATTGTCGAGCGCATGGCGGTCAATGTGCTCACGAAAACTAAATTCACCGCCGCCCATGATTTCAGATTTCCGGTCAAATTTAAGCGCATAACCTTCGATGACAGTTGGATGTTTCTCATCCCCATCACGAATTTGCATGGGTGTCGCTGTCATTCGCAGCTCCTTTGTCATTAGCATCACCTCCCTTCAATTGCGATGCGTGTTCAGCTTGATATGCTTCCTTTTGATCAAGGAACACTGTGTTAAGTGTCGACTGAATACGATCCATGTTCGGGTCTTTTAACGGTTTCTTTCCAAGCTCCGCACGTCCCTCGTTTCCAGTCCACAGTCCGCCATTAACTGCTGTATTGACGTCAGCAATCGGCAATCCGTTTACTGATTTTGTGTCAAAGCCAATGCGATACTGATGGCGCTGGTTGTCATCAAGCAACTTTAGTTCAAACTCGCTTGTAATCGGTTCAAAGTAAAATGGAAGATCATTTCGAATATAGTCATCAGCAAGCTGCTTAACTGACTGATTGGGACTATTTTGGGCTAATCGATACGCTGGCACCCGTAAAGCCTTCGCAATCTGCGCTGTTGAATAGTTATTGCTGTTAATCAGATTAAGAACGTTGGTATCAACTTCCAACGGCTGATAATCCATCGTCGCGTCAACTATAATTGGCGATCCAGCATCAGCACCTGCCTGTGCCCTTTCAAAATCTTCACGAATCTTCTGGCGTGCTTCGGCAGATAGGCGGCTCTCTTTTGCTTTGATAATTGAGCCTTTCAATCCGCTCTTGAAGAACTTTTGAAGCGTGGAAACACCGGATTCTTGAAGTCCAATCTCATCACCTAAGGAAAGTAGCGGCGAGCGGCCCATGATGGTGTCATATGAAAAGAACTTCCAATGAATAACATCCTCAAAACTGCAAACTTTTTGAACACTTGCGTTGTATGGTGTGAATCGATAGACAAGATTCTCGGGATCGCTTGTGTCCACCTGCGTCTGTGATGGGGCATAGAACTCAAGCATAGCTGGTTCGTTGGTTATCGGATCGCGCACAATCCGCGAATAAGCATTGCCAGTCAAAATTGCATTGACCATCATGGAAAATTTCCACTGATATGCTGATAAACGTTTGTTAACCTTTGTGTTCATCAGATAATCAATGTCAGACAAGTCTATCACTTCATCGGTTGAGCTGTCAGTAATCACTAACGGGAACCGGCTGACGTCACCAGCGACAATTGATACTGCTGTTAGCACATCAGAGTTGCGTAACGCTGAAATCCCAAGATAAGCCCCACGAAATGACGGAATCACCCCTGAATCAAGCAAATTATCAGCCCAATGGGGATCTGCTTCTGTTGCAAGTCCTCGAAATAGCTTCATTCAATCACCTCCCTTCGTTATCAGGAAGCAACAGAATAAAGGCGAGAACAAACAACAATCCGCCGCAAACCATGAATCCAGTAGGCCTATTGATCAAAAAAGCCCCATATCCAGCTAAAATGAAGCCTAAAACAGTGGCAATTCCAGCCATATTTGCGCCAAGAATTCTAAAAAAGTTAGCTAGTTTTCCATTCACGTTCTCACCTCCTAGAAGCCAAAATCATCGCTGAAGACACGCTCATCGTCCAAGTAGTTGTCCAAGTCTTCCTTGAACGCGATGGCATAAGCATCAAGCGTGGCATCAATCATGTCTATTTTGTTAGCATACTTATTCTTATTAATACGGACGCCGTTGTTGTCAGACATTAGAACCGCGTTCATTGCGGCGGCCTGCATAATGCGATTATCTGAATGCTTTATGCGACCGCCTATAACATCATCGCGGAACTGCTTAGTTGGCATTGACAGTGTCAGCGTTCCTTGTCGCACCTGTACCATCGGCCACTCAGGATGATTCTTCTCAATTGCCGTTAGCATTGGTCCAAATTGATAAGGGTCGTACATGATACCTTGAACATCTAAGTCATTACGTTCAATGAAGTCTTCGAGCCATTCATATACCCGATCGTTGTCGATGATACCTGACTCTAAGCTGCTGATCTCTCCTTCGCCGTGTTGTTCAGCAGCCAAGTAGTCAATCCGATCCGTCTTGATTTTGTTATCAATTCCGCCTTTAGAAGCGACAAATGCATAACCATCGAGCCACCACCAGCCTTCTTGCGGGATTAACCAAGTAATGGCAAAAAGGTCGCTTGTACGACCAACATCAATACCAATCCAAGCTCTTTTGCCGCGAATATCAGGCTTTTCACTCAATTCAGCATCCTTCCAAGCATCGAAGTCTAAATAACTATCTTCAGTCGCTTGCCGCCAAATGTTGAAATTCTTGACCAGTTTTGCATTTAAACTGCCATCAGCACGTGCTTGAGATAGCTTTGTGGTCAAATAGTCGGTGATCTGATCATGCACAATATCAACGTCAAGTAGCGGATTCGATTTAATCCAAGAATTGGGGTCATCAACCTCTTGTACGTTGTCTTGTTCAGCAATGAATGCAAAATAGCGTTCTGCCGTTTCTTCACCGGACAACACCTTTTTGGCATATGGATAATTTTGTTGAAACATCGGCACGTTCATGTCGAATCCAGCCGTTGAAATGATGAACGTCAGATAACTAGGGAGTAACACCTGCCCTGAGGCAAGGGTTTCAATCATATCTGTTGTTTTAGCGTTGGCATATTCGTCAACCACCGCAACATGGGGTTCATAGCCATCGACAAGTCCTGTATCACGAGAGAACGAACGAATTGTTGATCCGTCGTCTAAATTGACAAGTTCATCTCGCGTAATCTTAACCATTCGTTTGATGCCTGGGTCTTTCCGCATGAGCGCACGTAATCGGTCTTTTACCATTCCGAATACAATGCCGGCCTGCTTGCGATCGTTAGCAGCGGTATATAATTGCCGTTTGTTGGCTGGATTCTTTCCGAACAGAAACTCATACAGAATGACGCCAGAAATCAAAAGCGACTTACCGTTTTTTCGTGCCATCGAAATGAACACATCGGTAAATCGCCTTATATTTGGATCATCTTTGTCAACCCAGCCATATATACTGCCAATAATGAATTTTTGAAACGGTGCTAATGGTTGTGGTTTCCCACTTTTTGGTTCTGGCAGAATTTCCATAAATTTAACAGCCTTTCCCGCTAGATTTGGATCATAACGCCATCGCCAATCTGTTCGTTTCAAGTCTTCTTGATGCCGTTTCACCGCGAGATTAACTGCATTAGAAATAATAAGACGACCGTCCAGCACACGTTTTATAAAATTAGGCATTGGATCTTTAAATTTTGACAACCAGCATCACCTCCATCGCGTCTAGCCAAAAGTATCAATGATTGAATCGTTCTTCTGTGCTTCGGTCTTAGGCATGCTCATCTGCATCCGGCTGTTGACATTAAGGCCAAGATCACTGGCTAGACTTTTAATATTTGCTGTAGCTTTATTCAAGGTGCTAATGTACGCATAATATTCATCTTGATCTCCATTCTTTAAAGCCAATTTCATGTTGACCGATGTGTTTTTGTAAACCGAATACCATGTACAATAGTTTTCCAACTCGGCGCGATCGAGATTTCTAAGTGGTAAGGTCCCCAAAGATTCGATAATTCGCTTGTATTCTTGTTTTGCGACTGGGTCAAGATGATTAGGCGGTGTTACCTGAAGTTTTGGAATGCCATCTTTGGCCATCAATTCCGCATGTAGCTTGGCTTCTTGCCGTTCTTTGGTCAAATCACCCTTAGACATTTGCAACACTTTGTATTTTCCAGCCATTTCCCACTTCACCTCCTAATATCTATATAAAATGGGCTGAGTTTACCCCTGCCGCCTTAAAAATCGTTACAATTTGGGGTGCAAAAAAGAGGCCGACCGTTCTTCCGCTTCGAGAAATGTAACCCCCGATAAAAATGGAGGGGGGTCTGGAGGATTTCAGCCCGTTTGTTCGCCCGATAAATTTCTTTCAAAAATTCAATTTTTGTAATTTTTATTTTTTATTTTCTTGAATTTTGCAAATTTGTTTTCTGATTTCATTTCGTCAAGTTTGTTCATCACTTTGATGAGTTGACTCACATCTCGACCTTGCTTAGACAGTCTCTGGATGCATGTGTCTCGGTCAGTGTCGATGAGTATGTGTTCGACATCTCGACTAGCAAGCAATGTGTCTAGCTTCTCATCTGGATATGTCATGACTAACCACACATGGTCGAAGGTCTGCTCTGCTTTAAGCTTCCGCAGTATCAGCTCATAGATTAGCTGCACATAATCATTGGCGTCTATATTGCCCTGATGTAATGGCAGGCCTGTTAACGCCGCCATAAGATGGTCGTAATCATAGACGAGGTCATGCTGTCCTTGATGTCGCTTGACGTACGTTGACTTACCACTTGCTGGATAGCCAACGATTACTGTAATCTTCATGGCTCGATGCTGTCCCTTCTTACGCTTGGTTGTCTCACGTCTCGTCTTCCAATAGTGGCAGTCCCTGCATAAAGCCTGCAGATTATCCGCTTTCGTGCGGTCTTCCCAGTCATCTTCGCTTGGAACAATATGATCAACCAATGAGGCTTGCAGGCCACAGCGTTGGCATAAACTGTTGTCTCTAATCAATATCTGCTCACGCAGCTGCTTCCATTCATTACTGTGATAGAACCTAAGGTAGTCCGACTGCTGCTCATTCCGCACACGGTTGTACTGCCTATCCGCCTCCGATCTAACACGAGCATTTGCATCAACCAATTGTGGTCTGCCATTTATAAAGGCAAGCTTCTTACTTGGCATGGATATCTCCCGTATACGATGTGTTAGTCATGCCCATCACTCCTCATACAAAAAGAATTGCACATGCTAAATTGCCTCCAGTCTTGATGCACATGAATATTAGTTGATATCATTCGTTTGTCCAATACCTGTGTATTGATATTGACTTGCGTCTTCGCCGTTACGATATTCGATGTTGTAATGTTTTGGATTGACATGTTCATCGTCAGCATTCCATTCGAGATTGATACGAACTAGCCCGTGATCTGGAAAGCTACTTATATATTTGCCATCAATCCAAACACGAGGCACATCATTAATGTCATCGAATTCGATACGAACATGCGGAGTGCTTGCGTTCTGTGATGACTGCTCCTGCTTTTGCTGATAGTCAGTCAGCGCTTTGTCTAGCTCTGCAATGAATGATTCGCTAAATTTGGGATTATCAGACAGCGTGACGCCTTTTAGTTTTGTCATGATTTTCCCTCCGTGTATTGTTTGATCTTGTCAACCCGCAAGTCACACCAGCGGTCATGCTTCCTGTTCGATTTATATACCGTGACCACGGGAAACGATCGATAGCCTTGTTTCCGGAACCGTTCAATGTCACGCTCGTCTGCTGTGACTGTTTGCACCGGCATGACTTGTGACAGCTTGAATACTGTTCGCCGGCACTTTTGACAGTGCGGCTTCGTGTAGATAATTGCTTGCATGTGTTTCTCTTCTCTCGATAGCTTCTCAATGATTAATTGCTCTGTTCGGCTTACATATCCGTATCCGACACGTTTCATTCCGCTAGACATAATAGATCGCCCTCGTCTCGTGGTCCGAATATTCGACCAATTCGAACGTTTTGTGAGCAACAACCCCGAGGTCATCTGTCCACTTATCCGTAGGTTTTCTCGTAGACATCTGCCTTTGAACGAATCCACCTAAATCCTTGCTCATTTCGCTATGCATGTGCCCCGTTATCAGCTCGCGGTTCTGCGCTGTTCCTAACATGAAGCCGAACTCATCAAGATATTTTGCAAGGTAGTTGTTCTTACCTTTATCACCATGAGTAGCACCAATGAAGTTGTGGCCTAACATTGTGCCTTTGTAATGCTTCAGTGATATGTCCCAAGTGATGTTCGGCTGGTTGCTGTAGGCACGTTTCAATAGACGCGCAAACATATATCCAACTGACGGATCGTGGTTACCTGGCGCATACATGACCTCACACTCATTGGCGTTCTTAATGATTGCTTCAATCAACGTCTCGAAGTATTGCTCCATTTCGTTCACAGTCTCTCCTAGGTCGGTTGTTTCGAGCTGTGTGCCCTTTGCTGTGGTCGAGTTGATATTATCCACATGAGCAAGATCACCGCCCAGAATGAGCAATATTTTGGCGTAGTGGCCGCGTTGAATGATCTCTAGTTGCCGTTTAAGTGATTCAGCATAGAGGTCGAATGCGTGGCCGTTGAAATGTGTATCAAAAGCAGGAATGACCAAATAGCGATCTGATTCCACAAAAATAGGAGCCTTAGCTTGATACGGCTCCTTGTGTGTGATGATGTCATTCATCAGCGATTCATATTGTTCTGCTTCAACTAACGGCCTGATTTGTATCTTGCTTTGATACAACGTTGCTTCAGGCGTCTGCTTCCAGAAGTTGCTTGTGGCACGTACAAGCTCCCACTTGGTGTAATCATACCCGTGAGCTTCCAGCACCTCTCTAGGCGTCATTTTGTGACCCCTGACAACCTTTAGAATGGTTTCACTGGACTGTGTGCCGTCTGAATCGTATTCATTCTTGACTGGTTTTTGGAACTCGATACCAAGCCGTCTTGCTTTTCCCTGCAACGCATCATAGCTAATCCCGAGTTTGTCGGCTGTCTCGCGTCTGGTAAAGCCTTCAGAGGCGAGCTTCCTAATGTCACTGATTTGTTCATCTGTCCATTGCATCTACTCGCCTCCTGAAATATGTATAAAATAGCACCTCACATGAAGTGAAGTGCTATAGTCCGGTGCCTTCTACTATGGACCCCAAGACTAAAAGCGAGCGGACGGAGTTGCGCCGTCCTGTTTCAGCATCGAGTAACTAGTATCAATGTCTATTCTGTTGCTCGCATAATTGATGGGCGATCCGTACCAGCCCCATCTTGGTCTCAAAGCTATAGTCAATGAAACGCTTATCCTTGTATCGATAGCAAGGCAATCTCACGCTCCGGCCACGCGTCGGCCTCACGTCTCGGCAATATCGCTGGTCGGGATTTGCACCCAACATAATCGAATCCTCAGATGTACGAGCTTGCTTTATCGTACACGACGATCTCACTGAATTCAGCGTCTACCTATTCCGCCACAGCGATTTGCTCGCTCTCCCAGTGTCAGATGGGGTCATCGCAAGCTGTGTCCGGTCGCTAAACTGGACAATGTGGCATGCGGGAATCGAACCCGCCTGACTATCTCAGCCAGTCCATTTGCCACGCCTTGCCACAGCTTTATCATCACTGAGGCTCGGAGGAAAAAACGGTGTCTCAGGTTTCTCACCTTTGGCACAATACAATAATATGACGGAAAAACAGTTGAAATGTCTCACAAAGGTCTCATCTCGATTTCAACCAATGGACAAATCTCGGCGAATGCAATTAGCGCTTCTCGTTTTGTTCGATAATACTGGGCTTTTGATAAAAAAAGCTTGTCCATTATTTGCTTGTCACTATATCGTTTGGTTAAGTAAGAGCTTGTTAGTATAATCCGATGATTCTCTGATTCCAGAGATTCAATGGCACCTTCACAGCACGCTATATAGTACAGCTCGTCAGCGTGTGATACGAGTTTGTCCTCGGCTTTATTTCCATAGCTGGGTGACTTAGGCATGCCGTCCATCACGGGACTTCTAAGCGCTATTTTGGTTCGTTGAGCGAGCCGCTTGTGATGCCAGTAGTTCCCCAAGACCTCTTTGGCGTTTTCGATTGTTTTGTCATGATCAATTGGGCTAAAATATCTCGTTGCTCGCACCACTGCGTCCACTCCTTATGGTATAATTTGTCTGGGTTTGTAGGATAAGCGTGCCGTAGTGGTGCGCTTTTTTTTACCTGAACTGGAAGGCAGCAAGCCGTTGTTCAATCTTTGGAGCGGCCGCCTTGAAGACTGGATAAAGCGCTTTTGCAAGTCCGTCCATTTCGTGCTCATATTTTCTGCGTTCATACATGAGCTGTTCCTTGCGCGCTCGCATGACTGCTCGATGCCGATCATTCATTTATTTTCCTCTTTTCCAGTTAGCCCACATCCACATTGCAGCGCCTGAGATTAGCAGCATGACGGCAATCATTGTTTTCCCTCCAGCAGCTGTTTGTCCTCAAACCTGAATGCATATCCATTGACGGTGTTTCGCTTACCCTGAAGCACCAAAGTAATATCTCCGTTTGATTTCAACCCTAGAAAATATTGTGCATCTTTCACCGACTTAAACTTTCCAATTTCGACACCGTTTTTCAACATTATAATAGGCTTGTGCTTCTTTTCTGAAACCTCAGCAACTCCTTTTAGATAATTTTCATTCCATGAAAGCCACTGCATGTTACTGAACTCGTAGCCTTTATACGGATTGATTCTGTCTACGGAAGGCTTTGATTTTTTAGAGTAGTCATCTGCCACCCAAAGATTAAACAATCTCAAAAACTCAGAGTTATTCATGGCCCACGTTTGAAAATCGCCAAGGGTAAAAGAAAGCGTTCCGTATCCTTTTAACTCGTTTCGACTAGACAACTTTTGAAACAAGTTGGTCAGCATTCCTTTTGGCGTGTGTCTGTAAACTTCTGTTGCATTTTCAAACTTAGAATTTGAAATATCTCTCCACGCTCTGAACTTAATCTCTTGTTTCATTTCTCCGCCTCCGGTGCTTCCTGACTAGACCAGCTATAGTATTGAATTCTATGTCCATCATCATCAAACTCAGGTTTGTCTTCTGGACGATCTGTTTCCTCCGGTTGAGATAAAGCCATTTCTTGAACCAAACTAACAGCATATTGATAGGGCTCAGCCATAGATTGGTAACCAATGTCGTCTTCAAATTCAAACTGTTGACGGTTGCATTCTTTTTTGTAAAGTCTACGCGCTTCCTGATAGGATAGCCCGCTACCAATGCAGCCATTATCGCCTGAATAAACACTATATCTCTTCATTTTTCCGCCTCCATCACATAGTTGTGATAACTCATACCCAGCTTGTCTGCTCGCCTTGCTATTTCAACACAGATTGTTTTAATAACCGACTTTAGGTCCTCGTATGACACGCCATAATAGCTTTTATTCATCAAATCAACGATCTTATTGGCTGCTTGTAGTCCGGTATCGCCATGACACATGTAATGTGCATAGTCATCGAGCGAGACTGCATTACGAATCAAAGCGTCGACTCTTAGCTCAACTGTCTCAATGTCACCGTCAGCAGTCATAAGATACTGAAGAATACTACCAAGGCTTTCAATCCTTGCGTTTCCACGAAAATGTTTTAAATAAATGTCTTTGTCTGCGGCCACTCTTGCCGCCATTGAACGCCAAGCTTTATTCTCAGGTGTTCTAGTCATATCCGCACGACCTCCCCATTCTCTTCGACTTGCCATGCTTCCAACACCCACGCACGAGCAAAGGTATCGTGTCGATCCTCCGACCCGGCTATCCTTCGAGTTGTCTGAAACATGTCATCACCATTTTTCTCTCGATCCATCAATGATATGCTTTCAAGTTTGACTATTTTGTTACTCATTATTCCTTCACCTCTCTGTTAGCGGCACTCGTTGCAATTCGTTCAATATCGGCTTCTGTTACACCAACGCCAAAGCATTTTGCTGTTTCAAAGTTATTTTCATTTGTGATCACCGGCTGTTTGAAATAAGCCAGCATTTCAGTATTTGAGATATACGATACCGCCGATAGATTTAGCAACTTCCCGCTGTCTAGCTTAATCAGCATCGTCAGTCACCTCCCACTGACTCAATGGTTCTTCCTCAATCTGCGCATCTAGCTCGCGTAACAATCCAAGCACCATTGCAAGGTACCAGAATCGGTCCTCCTTCATCTGACTACTCATCGCGTATCTCCAATAATTTCCATCCTTTACACGTCTTGTGCTGTCTCGCGTGGTGCAAAGCGTCACTGATAAGCCCAGTTGACGCTCCAATTACTGATGCAGCGTGCCTCATAGAATTGAAAGTGACCTTAATTCCGCTTGGGCTTATACCATAAAACGGCTTTTGCAATTTAGCAGCTGTACGCTTAATTCCATCTCCGTAGTGTCTGTTGTATAGCGGCGTGCAATATTCCAAATTTTCAACGTGATTGTTTTTTCGGTTCATATCTTTGTGGTTGACCCATAAATCAGATGGTCCAAAAAATGCAGCTGCAACTAATCGGTGCACTCGGTATGCTTTGCGCCTTCATTGCTTAGACAAAGCAACATACAAATATCCGCAGTTGTTCTCATACTGCTTCATCATTTTGCCTGCACGTCTCTCGACACAAATTGATCCGGCTGCTGATTTCTGAATGATTGCTCGTGGCATAGATCTAACTCGTCCTTTGCTCGACACCTCATACCAGCCTTCAAATCCAACTACTGGTCTCCATTCCTCAGTCATCGCTATCACACCAGACTTTCTCGCAGTCTTGCAAGCCGTAATGTTCGATCTCTGCTTCGGTGAACTTGCCGCGAAGTTTTTTATCCGCTGGGCAAATTGCCAACAAATCTCCATCAAGCGACTTGTAATACCAAACATCTTTAGTGTGTGGCACCTTGACGTTCCACCGCTTTGGCTTCTCAACCGTCCAACCGTTCACGTAGGCGCGCATTAGGCGGTCTTCAAGAAGTACCTCATCGTCTGCCTGTCGTTCATGCTCGCGTGCATATCTTTCTATGACTGATGCGGGACGCCACACGGTTGTGTTTTTGGCCTTTTTTAGCATCTTGTCTTCTTCCTCGCTCACCACGACCTTCGCCGGGGCCTCTACTAGCTCGACCATGTGGCCGCCAGAACGGTTTGCATCATGTCGTGCGCTAATTGTGTCGATATACCATTCGGCATCATAGATTTCATCTTTCCAATAAACCGTGCCGAATGTGTCGGTTCGAAGCCACTCACCATCATCGTTCTTTACCGCGTACATTTTTTCTTCGCTCATTTTTCGTCCTCTACTTTCTTGATAATCAGTGGTTCCGGAATATTGACTTTAATGTCATCACCACGGGTGTTGTGCGATTCCGTGTGCTTGGCCATGTTCTCGTTTATCCATCGGATACACTGAGATTGATACTTGGCTCGATAATACTCGGTTTCTGTGTTTAATCCTGCTACTACGTACATTTGTGTGCCTCTCATTTCGCGCTGACTGACTTCACAGCCTGATCTGAATAGTCCTTGATGCTCTGCGCGTCTTTGATTGCCTGTGATAAGTCATTGTTTGCCTGTTTGGCGGCTTCTAACTGTGATGTAAGGTCGTTGAATTGTCCTGTTGCTTAGCATCGACCTCAGCCCGT